CTAGTCACCACCGAACTGACAAACCCGATGCAAGTCAACCCCCTGAAATACGGAAGTTCTGAGGTTGACCCCGACCCGGTGGTGGCCCTCATTAAGTTGCGCAATGAGATCTATGCCCTTAATAGCAACACCCAAGAGGTGTTTGATAACGTGGGCGGCGAGCTGTTCCCATTTGCGCGTATCGATGGTGCGCAAGTGCAGAAGGGCGTTCTTGGAACTCATGCCTGCTGCATCTATTTGGAACGCATTGCCTTCTTGGGCGGTGGCAGGAATGAAGCGCCAGGCATCTACCTTGGCGCAGCAGCAACAACTCAGAAACTTAGCACACAGGAGATAGATAACCTGCTGTTGACGTATACCGAAGTCCAACTATCTAAGGTCAAGCTGGAGGCGCGCAACGACAAAAACCACCAGCACCTTTACGTCCACCTGCCAGACCGCACCGTGGTCTATGACGCATCCGCATCTGAGGCTTTGCAACAGCCCGTCTGGTTTACTTTGACTAGTACCGTGGCCGGTTTCAGCCAGTACCGTGCACGCAATCTCGTCTGGTGCTATGACCAGTGGTTGGTTGGTGATCCGCAGTCCAGCTCCATCGGCTACTTAGTGCAAGACACCGGCCATCATTGGGGCCAGCAGGTGCGCTGGGAGTTTGGCACGATCATCGTTTACAACGAGGGCAACGGCGCAATCTTCAATCGCCTTGAGCTGGTTGCACTGACCGGCAGCGTGGCGCTGGGAAAAAACCCGCAAATCAGCACAAGCTACAGCGTCAATGGCTTATCTTGGAGTCAAGATCGCAGCATTGCTGTGGGCACGATTGGCAGTACGTCCAAGCGCCTAGCTTGGTTTCAGCAGGGCCACATGCGCAACTGGCGTATCCAGCGATTCCGTGGCGACAGTGATGCCCATGTGTCGTTTGCGCGGCTTGAGGCACAGATTGAGGCGCTGGCATACTGATGGCAACCGCACCACAATCCCGCAAGTTGAATTTAACGCGAGATCAGCTCGCAACATTTTTGACTGACCAACAGCAGATCAGGCAGTTTGAGTTGCTGTTCTCTGCCGTTGATCAGCTCCAAGTTATTGTTGGCACTGACTTTGAATACCAGGCCGACAATGCAGCAGCCACAGCCAACAGCGCACTGGCCCAGCTTGCAGCACTGGCGCAAGAATCTGCTATCAACTGTGCCCTGGCCGAGAACAAAGCAAATCAGGCACTGGCGCTTGTGGATAACTTGACCAAAGCCGTAGAAGGCTTGCAGATGGCCCCACCGCCAAGAGAATTTAAGCGCAGCCGTTATGGTTCCTTCTACGACACCACAACGCAAACAGCCACTGTTATCAACACTGCAAAAGCTATCACTTTCAACACGACTGACTTGAGCAATGGTGTGTTCATTGGCTCACCCACCTCACGCATCGTGGTGGACAGCGAGGGCATTTACAACTTTGACACTTCCTTCCAACTTGATAAAACTGCTGGCGGCACGGCTGAGTTTTATTTTTGGTTTCGGCTTAACGGCGTGGATGTGCCTGATAGCGCCAGCCAGATTAGGATTCAGGGCAATAACGCTGAGATTTTCTCGTCACTGAATTATTTTTTTGACCTCAAAGCCAATGATTATGTTGAGCTAATGTTCTCGGTCACTGATCTCAGTGTGGAGATAACTGCTGTTCCAGCATCTGCACCGCACCCAGGTATTCCGTCCATAATTCTCACAGTCAACAACATCGAGGGTATCCAATGACCGTCATCATCAAAGTGCTGATCCCTGCCAAACAGGCCGAAAACAGCCAGACTACTCAGTACACAGCCGTGAACTGCAAAGCCATTATTGATAGTATTTCGGCCACAAATACAACCGCAGGCAACGTGACAATCAGCGTAAATTTAGTCACTAGTGGTGGAAGCCCGGCTACATCCAATTTAATTGTTGATACTCGTTCAATTGCGCCAAAGGAGACATACCGTTTTCCAGAGCTAATCGGCCAAGCGCTTGAGTCTGGGGGGTTTATCTCCACAATTGCCAGCGCAGCCACCTCGCTGACAATCCGCGCATCTGGCCGCGAAATCACTTGAAGCAGAACAAAACGAGGATTGACCAAATGCCAAAATGTGGGAAAATGCAGCCGCTGAGCCTATCGAGCCGCCAGCAGCTCACCCTGAACAGGAGCTGCGCATGTCTGATTGGTTGAGAGTGAACCTGCAAAGGGTTTTCGCGCTCCCAGCGCCAGCCGTTGAATGGCTGCTTATGCTGTATGGGGCTATCCAGGTCTTTGATGATGTCGCAGACGGCGATCCTGTCGAGCGAGAAGACCTAAATGCTGTGATCTGGAACACCCTTGTAGGGATGAACCAGAATACATTTTGGCTCGCAAATTCCAATAATCTCGCGCCACTTGTCGCAACCATGATTCTGAAATGGCAGGCATCCGACCAAGCAGAGCGTAATGGCAAAGCCGATGCAAAATCATTCGTCTGGCGTGCAGGATACTATGACCTTGTTTTAATGACAGTGGCTCTGTGTCATGGAACACAACAAGCTACCGAGAAAGCGCGGCAGGTCATGGATTTATATGGCGAGAAATTTGAGGACTATATGAAGGAGTTTAGCCATGCCTGATCCAGTAACGGGCCTAGTTGTTGGCGGGTCACTATTAAGCAGTTCTATGCAGGCCGATGCCGCCGAAGATGCGGCAAATATTCAAGCTGGCGCATCTCGTTCCGGTATCGACGAACAACGTCGGCAATTTGATGTTATTCAACAACTGCTGCAGCCATATGTGCAAGCAGGAACTGGCGCGATTGGTCAGTTCCAGCCATTTCAGGAGGCTGGCGCTCAAGCATTCCAACGACAACAAGCCTTAGCGGGTCTACTTGGCCCAGATGCTCAACGCGAAGCCATTGCAGGCATTGAGCAAAGCCCAGGTTTCCAAGCTAACGTAAGGCAGGGCGAAGAGGCTTTGCTTCAGCGGGCATCGGCCACCGGAGGACTGCGGGGCGGGAACATCCAAGCAGCATTGGCGCAATTTCGGCCCCAGATGCTTCAGCAAGAAATAGACAAACAGTATGGAAGGCTTGGCGGCTTTGCTGGCACGGGTTTGGGCGTGTCTGAGGCTCTGTATCGAGGAGGTCAAGCATCCGCAGTCAACCAAGCTTCACAGGCAGGCGCTGTAGGCTCCAATGTGGCTAACCTCCTAGGTCAACAAGGCGCAGCCATGGCAGGCGGTGAACTTGGCCAGGCTAGGGCTTATGGAAACTTGCTTAATTTGCCCGCACAATTTGCTGGAATGAGAGCTGGCGGCGGCGGCGGTTTTGGTGGGATGCAGGCAGCATTTGCTCAAACTCCGGTTGGAAGTTCTGGCTTTGGTTCAGGCCTGGCTTATGGCAATCAAGACCTTGGGACTTACTTCTAAGGACGAATATGGCTATCAATCCACTACAGCAGCCCATAAATTACGCAGTTGAGGTGCAAAGCCCGTTTGAGGCAGCAATCGGCGGCATAAAACTTGGTGCTGGCCTAGAAGAACTTAATTTGGCTCGTCAAAAACGTGCTATGGAAGCACAGCAACTGCAAGCAGCACAGGCGCAACAGGCTCAATTCCAATCTAGTCTCAATTCATTCTTTGCTAGGCCACCAGCAGAGCGCACGTTTGAAGAACTGCAACCTCTGTTGGTTGGTGCAAACAAACAGCAGTTTGATGCGCTGAAACTTGTCGGCGAGCAAATGGGCGCAGAAAAGCTAAATAGCTCGAAAAAGTTTACATCACAAGTTCTCTTGGCATTTGAGGCAAATCCTGAAACAGCAAAGACAATGCTTCAGGAGCGCATTAACGCTGAAACCGACCCCGGCCAAAAACGTGCATTCCAGGACATTTTGACCATTGCCAACCAAAACCCAGAGCAAGCCGCAAGGCTTGTGGAGTCGCTTGGGGCTGGCACGTTTGGCGAAGACTGGTACAAGGGAATTACGGCTGTTCGTGCTGAGCGCAGGACTGCTGCAGAATCAGTGCCGAAATTGATTGAGGCACAGGCAAAAGCTCAGGAAGCAGTGCAAAAAGCAACGAATGCTGTGCTTACGGCAGAAGATGACATTGCCAAAGCAAAGGCGCAAGCATTGTTTGAACGGGCAAAAGCAGAAAAAGAAGCAGCAGATGCGCGAGTGGCACAGGCCACCGAGG